CCTTTAGCTCCAAATACTTAACTTGCATTTCGACCTTTCTGACACTCTCCAGTACGGCGGCTTTCGCCATCGTTTTTTCGAGATCAGCCTGCTGGACCGTTAGCTTGTAGATACGTTTGGCAGCTGCTTCTCTTTGACCAGCAGTTTTTGCACCGTCAAGCTGACGTTTCGCTTGGTCTAACAAGACGTCATTGATCGCCATCTCCGTCTTAAGCCTTTGCTGCCCAAGATCAAACGTCGACTTGGCAATTACCTCAGCTGCTTTTTGTGTTTTATCTAACTCAGTGTTCGATTGCTTAATAGCAGCAGTAACTTCCTTTGCCGCTTTCGCAAGGTCTCTTGCCTGCTCGGGCAAACTACTAAAGTTTTCTGCAGTTTTAGCGGTTTCTGCAGTTATCTTCTCTTGTTCTGCCTTCCATTCGTCAACCGTCTGTACGGTTAACCCAAGCCTGTCAAGGACAAAACCAATCGCCTGCTTTTGAATATAAAACGCGGGGCTATCGGCAATTTGTTGGAACTGAGTGGCAACATAAGCTACAGCCTCACCAACCTTGCCAACGACAAAAATCGTTTCATTTAAAACTTTTAGCAAGTAGTTCTGGATTATGTTGACTGTATACTCAATGTCTTCTGCCGTGAATGCGTCTTGGAAAGCATCAACAACGGGCTTTAACGCTGCCTCAAGTTTTGGCATCACATTGGCAGCAAGATAGTCCCACCAATCAGTCATCTTTTCAATAGCCCAACTCAACGCCTCTGCCGTCGCCACAACTGCAGGCGACAGCGCTTGGCCGATCATGTTAAAAGCATTATCTGCGGCGGCCCCTAGTCCCTTCATCGCCTGCTGCTGACGGTTCAAAGTGCTGCCAAATTCGCCCGCACTATCGCCTGCTTCCTTCAACGCTTTATAAATAACTTGGCTTGTTAGCTTTCCTTCTTGCCCTAACTTGCGAATCTCGCTTGCACTTACACCCATCGAGTCAGCAATACGCTGCGCTAATTGAGGCATACGCTCCAAAATAGAGCGCAATTCGTCACCTTGAAGTTTGCCAGAACCTAACGCTTGACTTAACTGCAAGAATGCACCGGCAGCGTCTTCAGCTGTAGTACCCGACTGCATCACAATAGTTTGGAAGCCGTTATAAAGTTCACTCGTTTCCTTAAGTCCAAACCCAAGCCCCTTCAAACGGCCATACGTATCCGCTAGCGCAGCTGTAGCTTCCGTCTGGCTCATGCCAAACTTTTGCGCCGTTTGTGCCGCAACTGCTAATGCCGCTTCGTATTCAGCCGTTGAATCAGTAAAATTTCGCAGCTTCTGCTCAGCCGCATTACGCTCAAACGCTGTATTTAGCGCTTTGCCAACCAATGCAGCGGCAGTGGTAATCGCCGCCAACGGTCCTAACGCAGCCGTTAACGCAGCACCAAGACCACTAATAGCAGGCTTTGCCGCATTTGCAGCAGCACCCATCCCGCGGAACACACCGCCAACTTTGCCGCCAGTCGGGCGAATTTTATTAGCGGCCTGCTCAACCTTGTTAATCGAATTGGTAGCTTTATCGAACGCCCGCTGACCAGTGACCGATAAGACTAGAGATACCCTTTGCTCAGCCATACGATTACCACCTCAAAGCAAGTCTATCGACGGCGTCTTGTCGACTGAGCTTTGCGCTGCGCTTCCCGTTGCTCGTCATACTGCAAGCTGAAATGTGCATCCCAAAGGAGTAGCTCCTCAATGGTCATGCGCTGCTCAAGCTCTGACAGTGTGATATGCAGCTTTTCGGCAAGAAAAAGCTTAAACCTCAGCTCGTCGTCTTTCTTGAGCGACGCCTTGACGTTTTTGGGGTAACTTCTTCCTCGTCTTCGTCTGACGCGTCATCATCCTTCGCGTCCAGCATTACCAGCAGCATGTCGTCCACCAGCTTCGCGGGCAGCTCGTTGCGCAGCTCTGCCATGTCACCAGGGGCAAACAGCGGTGCGCCATTCTCATCCTTTGCCACCATCTGCAGCAGCTGCAGACTGAACGCAATCGCGTCATCACTACCAGCAGCCTTCTGAGCACGGGTGCGCTGCGCGATGGTCAGTGGCGACATGTACCACTCAAATTCAGAACCGTCAGGCAGTGTCACGCTCTTCTTTGCCTGAGCCATGCTCACAGCTGACTTTAGCCGTTCAATTGCCCTCAAAATAAATCCGCTAGTCCAATTACTATACGGCACAAAAAAGGGGGCCTAAGCCCCCAATCCCTAAACGATCAAGAAGACATGCCAAAGGCAGAGATCATGCGGGTCACCGAGAAAGAAAGCTCGGCGGACACAGGATCATCGGGGTTGACACTAAATGACATTCCAGTAATGCTGATTTCAGCTTCCACAAACAGTGAAGAACTGTCATCAACAGCACCAGTGGCATCAGTCACCGTGTTGACGTACAGCTTGACGCGAGCGCCAGACTGTGAACGCAGCAGGGAAGAACCCAGCAGACGGTTGCCAACAGATTCTTGATCTGGTGTGAAGTAGACAGTCAGGCTGCCAGTACCGCTTGCATAACCCGCTTGGGTCGAACGGAATGCAGCAAGCTTGTCACAGCCAGAGGTTTCACCAGCACAGGGCAGCACAGTGACGTCCAGCTCATCACGAGAGAACTCGATCGAGAACTCACGCACAGAGCAGACCGACAAGAAGTCGCACAATGCCATGTTCAGGTGAGCAGGCAGAGGAGAATCATCACTGCCAGTACCACCTGAAGTACCTGCGAAGGTAATCGGGGTGCCGTTTTTGGTTCCGCTGATCTTGAGGCAGTCGCCATCGACAGCGACCACGTAGTACATGGTGCCGCTAACGGCAGGCTGCACAGCATCAACGGTGACGCTGAAACCAGTGCCAATAGCGCCAAGAGGTGCAGTCAGAGTGTCACCAGCTTGATAGCCAGAACCACCAGCAGTAATGTTGACGCTGTCGACTTCACCAGAAGCGTTGGTGGTCACAGTGGCAAGAGCGCCACTACCAGAGCCGCCAGCAAGGGGAACATCGCTGAGATTCTGGCTGGCTTGATAACCAGAACCAGGGATGATGTTGCCAAGCGAGCTGCCGTTCAATGCACCAGCAGCGGTGCCGACGTCAATCTCGTCAGGAGCGTTAGCGCCGCTTTCTTCAGTGAAGACGACGCAATCATTTACGCGGAAATCTGCGCTGCAATCAACAGTGATGCAGTCACCATTGAAAGGGGTGAAATCGCGCAGACAAACGGAAGTACCAGGTGGACGGAAGACAATTGAACCCTCCTGTCCAGTCAGAACAGAATTGTCGCAAAGAGCCATTGTGGCCTCCAGAAACAGTTAATCGCGGGGGCGAATTTCGGGGGCGTTCCTGCGGGGGCACAGGTTGCTTTTAGCTTACGAGCGGTCTAAACGCACAGGAGACACTAAAGAGCTGATGCACTGCACCTTCGTCTGCGGCAACCAGTCTTGGACCATCGAAGTTAGACGTGCCAATTCCTTCGATACCGACCCAACCACGCAGGATGGTTTGGCAGATGTCTTCACCAGGGCCTGCACCAAGATTGGCTGGTGTGTTTAAAAAGACGCTAATGGTGCCGCGCATATCATCGGCGCCACAACACTTGCCGACAACATCCTGCTTGACAGTGCTAAAGCTAATTGCAATTTCTGCATAGGTCTCGTCTGCGCCTGGCTGACGGTGGGCAACGTTGTCGAAGTGGATTAGACCTACGCCCGCGAGAGTCAGAGAGTTGACGGTAGCGACTTCAAGTGCTGCGCGGACCTCTTGATACGTTCTCATAGTCCTGCCTCCTTCTCTGCTTTCTTGGCAGCATCTTCAAAGATTTTACGGTACCTTGCATTGATGAATGACTGATACCAATTCTTAGGCTGACTAACCGCTCTGCCGCCGTAGCAAAGGCCATCGGCATAGGGCAAATTGTTGGTCAGATAATAGGTTTTATTGTAGTCAAGCTTTAGGTCATTTGCATCTGTTCGCGGTTCGTCTAACGCTTCAGTTGTTGCATCTGATGGGCGACCAGAAGTCGCAAACCAATTAGAACGAAAGCGGCCCTCGTCACGTGGTGAAACCTTCGTACTACTAAGTTCAGATTGCGTTTGAATTAACGTTCGCTTGATGACGAGCCCAACGTAGGTTTTTAGCTTGCCTGCTATATTCTTTGTCATGATTCCGCTCGTACTTTACAGGCGTATTTTGTATCGCCAGAGTACATAGGAATCACCTTCGTAATGTTCCACCGCCTGCCTTGGTACTCAAGGAAGTCATCAGTAGTCGGGAAGATTTCCCCGATGCTAGCCGTGTTCATCCAAACCTCTAAGTACAGGTTGGAACCTGTTGTACCTTCACCAGTAGACCCCGTCTGGGTGACTGCACCAGCCTTGGTATAAACAGTTTCGCTACCAGTTACCTGCCCAGTAGCAGGGTCATAAACAGGGATGCCCGTGCGAATGTATTCGATTGAATCGACACGGAACAGGTCAACAAGGGTGTCTGCCGTGGGTTTAGCCCAGCTATCTTGACTTGCCATCAGAAGGGAGGTTGATCCATGTAGGAGTACCGCACGGGGGTGCGCGGTGTCAGATTGATTTGATGCGAGCACTCACGGGTCAATACTCGCCCTGAGTCGGAATCA